TAAAAAAGATACAAGACGAGATGCTTGGGATAGAGATTATCTAACCAAAGCAGATTGGGAAGAGATAGAAGAAGCAACTAAGATACATCCCAAAAAGGATTATACTATATGGATTTTTGCACTCTTCTTTGTTGCAGTATTAATATTAATAGGAGATAAATCATGAACTTAATAGAACTTGAGGAAAAAATAAAAGAACATGAAGTTATTAAAAAGTTTAAGGATGGTGTAGCAGATGGATTACTTCATGGAGAACGAGATGAAAAACAATCGCATCATTACTACAATCAAGGCTACGACTATGGTTGTACTATGTTTGATATGCTAGGCACTAATGTATGTAGAACTAAAATAAAGGATGGAACAGAGAATGACTAAAGTAGTACACGACACATGGCAATCTGTCATGAATCATGAACGCAATCCACTACGACACATACCTGACTTAAATACAAGGCACATGGTTATGCAAGTGTTAGCATGGATGTGGTGCATAGTTTTTTCTATGTACTTTGGGAGTATGTGGATTTTTGGAATAACTGCGATTGCTCATGTATTTATTATAGGTGCAGTTGTAATAACAGTAGCTACCTTTGAGGCCGCAAAGAGAAAGCCTACGTTCTTTTTAAAGAAAGGTTATCATACACCAAGCAGAAGTAGGTATATGTACTACAAAGGTAAAAAAATTAAATATGACGATAACGATACAGGGGGAGAGCATGAATAGATTTATAATAGAACAAACACCATACTTAATATCAAAGTCTTTATGTGATCAGCACATAGTTAAGATGCCACTAGAAGAAACACAGATGCTTTGTACTGCTCTGTGGCATCGTGCTCCACAGTTCGCTGAAAAGCACAACTTATACAAACCTGTTCATCAAAAGCATCCTTGCACTTTGTGGGCGATGAAGAATCAGAGCAACTATGAGTTCGCCTGGTCTTTGCTTGGACATATGCTTTATGAGTATGAATATAGGTTCAATAAAAAACATGGTTGCTCAGTACATTATTTAACTTTACAGAAAGGTGTGAAGTTTATGCCAAAGGGTAAACTATCACCACACCCACAATGTTTTAGTGGACTAGATCATCTCAAGACAGATGAGTTTATGCCCATAGAAGCATACCGAAAATTTTATATTGTAGACAAATCTAGGTTTGCAAGGTATAACTATACAGAGAAACCACAATGGATGGAAGAGCATGAACTTAAAAGAGCTTAGTAAAAAGTATTATTTATCTAGTGACTTCAATAGTTTAGCAGATAAAACTAAAGTAGATTATCAATATTGTTGTTCACGATTATTGGACACCAAAGTTGATGGCAATTTGATGGCAGAAATGTGTCTTACCAAACTGAACGGTGCGATGGCTAGACGAGGGTATGAAGTGTGGCTATCTAGAGGTACTTTTTCAGCCAATGCTATATGTTCTGTGGCTAGAAAGATATATTCGTTTGCTATGGAGATGGGTTATGCAGAGACTAACCCTTTTTCAACCTTCAAAAGAAAGACTACGCAAGTTAGGAAGGTTGTTTGGACAAAAGAACAAGTCAAACAGTTTCTTGACACCTCTTATTCCAAGTTTAGATGGAGAAATATAGGTCTGATTGTGCAGATGGCATACGAGTGGTGTCAAAGAGTGGGCGATATGCGAATGCTGGAGTTTCAAAACATAGATTTTGACAAACATATACTAAATTTAGAGCAATCTAAGAGAAGAGCATTGGTTCATCTGCCAATAAGTGATTCTTTGTTAGAAATGTTACAACAACAGAGAGAAGAATTTGGTTTTCAGAAATATGTCGCACCATATCCCTATCCATTTCAAGGCTCATACAAGCCATATTCACTTACTAGGCTCTCAAAGGTAGCTAGGGATGTAATGAATGCCTCAGAGCTTCCCAAAGAGCTAAGAATAGCCGATTTAAGAAGGACAGGAACTACAGAAATGGTTGAGGCTGGTGTATCTATGGGTCAAATAATGTCTGTTACAGGTCACGCAAATCCAAGTAGCGTAAAGCCTTATATGAAAAATACTTTCGCATCTGCAGAAAGTGCGTTGACAAAAAGAGAAAGCTATGGTAAAAGCATTTAACTGCCGAGGGGGTCTGATACATGAAACTACAGAAAACGATAGACTCTACTGACCTTGAGGTAGGGCAAACTAAGAGAATGAACTGTCCAATATGCGATGGAGATAAAACTTTCACAATAACTAATGCAATGGGAAAAATAATTTGGAACTGCTACAAGGCATCTTGTAAAGTTTCAGGTTCAAAGACTGGAAACGTATCAGCCGAAACTATAGAAAAAGCTATGCTAGGGAAAAACGTCATAGACTATGACGAATTTGAACTACCTAGTTATATCGTCTATGGTGGTCTGCGAGTTCAAGTCAAAAAATTCGCATACGACTATAAGTTAGTTCCTGGAAGTGTACCTCTTTACTTTGACGTAAAGGAAAACAGAATAGTATTTCTCATTCGTGATGGCAAAAGAGTTGTAGATGCGATTGGTCGTGCTACAGACAGAAGACAACCTAAATGGAAGAGATATGGAAAAAGTGACACACCATACAGTTTTGGTAGTGGTAGTGTTGCAGTAATTGTTGAGGACTGCATAAGTGCTACGGTCATAGGTAGCCACAGAGTTCGTGGGGTAGCTTTGCTTGGCACAACACTATCTGATGCACATAGAGATTTTCTAATGCAGTTCTCAACAATCATAGTAGCTTTAGATCCTGATGCACTCGGCAAAACACTCAGTATTGCTAACGAGCTAAGAGCCTATAAGAATAATGTAAAAGTTCTAAAGCTAAAAGACGATCTAAAATATCGTAATGAAGAAGATATAAACAATCTAAATAAACTCATAGGAGATTGATAATGGAGTTATCATTAATAAGAAGCCTAATGGACAAAGGCTTTTATGACGAACATAAAGGCTCAAAGTGTCCTACTAGACTTTTTAGCAAAGACGTACAGAAGATAAAGAGAACAATAGATAATGCTATGGAGTCCTACAATAGAACAGTCACCCCAGAAGAGATAGAAGCATTGTTCTTTGCACAAAACCCATCAATCACAACTGCACAGAAAACTGCTTATAGTGGTTTGTTTGCATCTGTCAAAAGAGAACAACCTATGGGTAAGGATATCTCACAAGAGATACTATCCAAGTTATTCAGACAAGTTGTTGGAGAAGATGTAGCTAACCTAGGCTTTGAGTACGTCAATGGCACGAAGACATCACTAGAGCCTCTAAGAAATATACTAGAGAACTATGGAGATGACTTTACACCAAACCTAAACATAGAATGGGATGACATAAGTCTTGAAGGTTTACTTACCAAGAATGACTTAGAGACAAAGTGGTCGTTCAACATACCTACACTCGTATCTAAACTAGAGGGAGTGAATGGTGGGCATCTCATAGAAGTGGGTGCTAGACCTAATACTGGAAAGACTTCTTTTCACGCATCACTTATAGCAAGTGAGAATGGTTTTGCTAGACAAGGAGCACTATGCATAGTCTTATGTAACGAGGAGTCATCCTACAGAGTTGGCTCAAGGTATCTGACTGCGGCCACTGGAATGAATATGTTTCAGATAAAAGAAGACATGGCACGAGCACAAGAGCTTTACACACCCGTAAAAAACAACATCAAGATAAAAGATGCAATGAACAAAGACATGAATTGGGTAGAGAGTGTCTGTAAAACCTATAAGCCTGATGTTGTAGTCCTAGACATGGGTGACAAGTTTGTCTCTCATGGTAGCTTTGCAAGACAAGATGAAGCACTCAAAGCTAACGCAGTTCATGCTAGGCAGATAGCCAAAGCACATGGGTGTGCCATGTTCTATATGTCACAGTTATCAGCAGAAGCTGAAGGTAAAGTATTGCTCAACCAAGCCATGATGGAAGGCAGTCGTACAGGTAAAGCTGCAGAAGCTGACGTGATGATATTGATAGCGAAGAACCCACCCGTAGAGGGAAAGGATGAAGATGATCTACAAAGACATCTCAACGTTGTGAAGAACAAGGTCACAGGATGGCATGGTAAGATTGTCTGCGAGTTGGACTACAAGACTGCGAGGTATCAAGCTTGAGTCAATATCCACTTTTCAAAGAATTACCTAAACTTGAAGATCCTATTGAAGACGGAGTAGTATGCATCAAGTGTGGTATAAGACAACCCATCTCAAAGTTTTCTGTTATGAAAGCTGGAGAGATAAAACGAACTTGTAGATCTTGTAGAAGAGGACATAGACAAGTAATACAAAAACTAAGATCAGAAAATGAGTATCCTAATCAGGACTATTCTTGTGCTATATGTGATAGAACTTTAGACGAGCTAAGTAAGTTTGGACAGATAAGATTGAAGTCCTGGGTTCTTGATCACTGCCATGACACGAATACATTTCGTGGATGGATATGTCACAAGTGTAATACTGGACTTGGTGGGTTCTCAGATAGTTTGACTATTTTAAAGAAAGCAGTTATATATTTAACAAAACATAGGGAGAAGTTAGATGAAACTAACGATTGACGTAGAGAATACAGTAACCAAACGAGATGATAAGATGCATCTTGATCCTTTTGAACCCACTAATAAATTAGTTATGGTGGGTTGCCTAACAGATACAGGCAAAGAATATCTTTACAGTATGGACACAGACGAGAATGAGTTTGTTGGTGCATTTGCAGGTGTACAAGAGTTACTTGACCAAGCAACCATACTCATAGGTCACAACATTGCATATGACTTGATGTGGTTGTGGGAGTGTGGCTTCAAGTATGAAGGACCTGTTTTTGATACGATGTTAGCAGAGTACATACTACAAAGAGGTATCAAAGAACCGTTGCACTTAAAAGATTGTGCTGAAAGATATGACTTAGCAACTAAGAAAGAAGATACTCTCAAGCAATACTTTGCCAAGGGTTATGCTACAGATGAGATACCAAGAGATGAACTATCACAGTATCTATCAGCAGACCTACACGCAACACAACAACTGTCTGATGCTCAGTTCAAAAGACTAAATAGTAGAGAGGACAGTGGACTACTAGAAGTCGTAGTGTTTACCAATCGTGTATGTTTCTGTCTTGCCAAGATATACAAGCGAGGTTTTCAAGTAGACCAAGAAGCACTTAACAAGGTGCGAGATGAGTTTAACAAAGAGAAGTCTGACATAGAAGAAAGACTAAAAGAACAAGTAAGAGAGCTTATGGGAGACACTCCTATTAATCTCAACAGTCCTGAACAGATGTCCTCAATCATCTACAGTAGAAAACCTAAAGACAAAGCTATGTGGACAAATCCTTTTACTAGAGGAATGAAAGACCAAGAGTATAGACAAGCTGTAAAACAAAACACGGACATCTTGTACAAGACACGAGCAGAGCAATGCACAGTCTGTAAGGGAGTTGGAACTATTAGAAAGATAAAGAAAGATGGTACTCCATATGCTAATGCTACCAAGTGTTCCAACTGTGGTGGACACGGATATCTTTTTATTCCTACTGATAGGGTTGCTGGACTCAAGTTTACTGCACCTAATTCTAGTTGGGTAAGTGCTCATGGATTTAGTGTTAACAAAAACAACTTAGCTATCCTACAGAATACTGCGAAGTCAAAGGGCATGGATACTGCTCACAAGTTTCTAGAGGATATACAAAGACTATCTGCTTTAGATACTTACTTGTCTTCCTTTGTAGAGGGCATACAGACATACACTAAACCTGACGGTAAGCTTCATGTCAGATTACTGCAACACAGAACCTCTACAGGTAGATTCAGTGGTGCTGATCCTAATATGCAGAATATGCCTAGAGGTGGCACGTTCCCTGTTAAGAGAGTATTTGTATCAAGATGGGAAGGTGGCAAGATACTGGAAGCAGACTTTGCTCAGTTAGAGTTCAGAACTGCGGCCTTTCTATCACAAGATAAAACTGCAATGAAGGAGATTGAAGATGGATTTGATGTGCATAGTTATACTGCTAGTGTTATTACTAACGCTGGGGAGAAAACTTCTAGACAAGAAGCGAAAGCTCACACCTTTGCACCCCTCTACGGAGCAACGGGGTTTGGGAGATCGGCTGCTCAAGCTACATATTATAAACACTTCACGAAAAAGTACAAAGAGATTGAGCTATGGCACTCCCGATTGGCTAAAGAAGTTCTGAACGAGGGTAAGATAACTACACCGAGTGGTAGAGAGTTTGAGTTTCCTGATGTACAAAGGTACTCAAGTGGTAAGATATCACACTTCACACAAGTTAAGAACTATCCAGTGCAATCGTTTGCTACTGCTGATATAGTTCCTTGTGTCTTACTTGATATTGAAGACAAACTAAAAAATTTACAATCATGTATAGTTAATAGTGTGCATGATAGTATAGTTATAGACGTTCATCCATCTGAAGAAAAAGAGGTCTTATCTGTAATAAAAACTGTAGATAGCATCTTGAAAAATTTAATTCAGATACAATTTAAAATAGAGTTCAATGTGCCACTAAAATTAGATATAAAGTTAGGGGATAATTGGCTTGACACTAAAGACGTTGTATGATAAAACTAGGGAACTTTTATAGGAGATCATTTACATGAGCAATATTGTAAGCATAAACACAGATAATTATTCTGCAATGGCAAAAGCTATGGGTATGGAACAAGAAAGCAGCAAGTCTGCAAGTACATTACCTAGATTAAAACTTTCAAGTAAATCAATAATGAGAGAAGAAACATCTTCAGATGGAGAAACACAAAACGTTGAAAAAGTACCTGCTGGGTCTTTCTTTTTAGAGTTTCCAGAAGAAAATGAAGCACGTTATTTTGGAAAAGGATTAACTATAAGACCTTTTATGCAAAGATTTTTTCTTAGGAAATGGGTTGATAACAAAGATAAGAAAAAAGGTTATTTTGTTAAGTCATTGATGGCTGACAATTTAAATGTAGACCTAAAAGATACAGATGGAACTTTTAACTGTGGTAGACCTAGTGGATATATTAAGGATTTCAAAAGTCTTGACGCAAAAATGCAAGAAAAAATTAAAGCAGTTGATAGGGTTAGAAGTGTTTTTGGAACTATATCTTTTAATAAAGTGTTCAATGTTGATGGCACTGATTCAGATAAAGAAGTTAAAGATGTTCCTTTTATTTGGGAAATAACTGGTGGAACTGCCTTTAAAATAGTAGGCGAGACTTTTAAGACACTATCAACTATGAAAAGATTACCTGTTCAACATAATATGACATTAACCACAGAAGCTAAACCTTTAAACAGTGGTGGTTCATTCTTTGTGCCAAAACTAGTTCCAAACTACAAAGAAGTTTTAAAAGTAGAAGAAAAAGAACAAGAAACTTTTGGTAATTTTATAGCTTGGGTTGAGGGATTTAATGGGTATATATCATCATCTTGGGATGAAAAGAATCGCAACAACGTATCTGAAGAGGATATGAAGGTTGTAGACGAGTTCATTGAAGTTGATGATAATGACGAGAAGTAATAACCCCTTCAAGGTTCATAACATAAACTATCTTTCTCCAAGTAGTATAAATACTTATATTAGTGATACTCCAATGTGGGTTGCTAGATATTTATTCAATGCTAAATCTCAAGGTGGTGCAGGTGCTATGAGAGGTATAGCAGAAGAGTTTGTACTATCAAATAAGTATGAGAAAGGTTTCTTTGACTTTGATCTCTTAGACGTTAAATTCATGTCACTGTGTGCAGAAGCTAATCTAGATTTAGGTGATATGAAAACAATCAAAGAAAAGAAAGTCTTGAAAGACTATGGTAATATAATAGATAAAAACTTTAACTATGAAACTCTTGAAGATTATCAAGAAAAAGTTGAAGTAGAGGTTGAGGATTTACCCGTGCCAATAATGGGATATATTGACTTCAGATTTAAAGATACTATAGTAGATCTCAAGACAACAAGTAGGATGCCTTCAAAGCCAACTGAAGCACAACACAGACAAATGGCTTTGTACTCTATGGCATATCCTAAAAAGAAAGTGGAACTGTTCTTTGCTAGTCCAAAAGACTACAAAAAGTTTCCATTAAAAAATCTTTCTGCATATAAGAAGCAACTAAAGAAAGTGGCTTTTAGTATACAGAAGTTTTTGTCTATCAGTGATGATAAACATGAGTTGGCTTCTCTAGTTTATCCTAACTACGATTCTTGGATGTGGTCTAGTGATATGAAAGAGAAAGCTAAAAAAATATGGAGCGATAAATAGTGACAGAGAAAATAGATGAACTTAAAAAATCTATAGAAACTATGGAAAAAGAATTAGCTGAAGCTAAAAAGGCTTATCGTGAAATGAAAACGAAAAGTTTAAGAGAAGCTATGGAAGCTAAAAAGTTGGCAGATGAAGCAGTCAAGGAAGAACTAAGAGCACTTGGCTACACATCAACTGCTACTAATTTTAATTGGTATTGGAGAGACTTAACGTAGTGTCTCCTCATAGAGCGTATCGCAACGCATTGAAGAATGGGTATAGGAGTGGCTTAGAGCATAAACTTTCTCTCTATCTTAAAAGTCTAAAGTATAAATTTGCATACGAGACTATAAAAATAGAATGGCAAGATTTAGCTTATCGCACCTATACTCCAGACTTCATACTTAAAAATGGAATAATAATAGAGACAAAAGGTAGATTTATAGCTGCTGATAGAAGAAAACATTTAGCTATAAAAAAGCAACACCCTTCTTTAGATATTAGATTTGTATTTGAAAACAGTAGAAACAAACTTAGAAAAGGTGCTAAGTCAACATATGCAGAATGGTGTATTAAGTATGGCTTTCGTTATTACGATAGAATAATACCCGAAGACTGGCTAAAAGAAAAGGGTAAGGATAAACACCCAAAGTTTATTAAGTATAACGGAATTAAAATAAAATAGGGAGACTATATATGAAAGACAAACAAGGCAAACCACCAGGAAGAGATGATTTTTTCTTAGTAATGAGTCCAACAGTAGATGATGAGAATAGATGGACGGGTGATTTTCATATTAATATAATTACTCAGCATGATAATAAATTAGATAGAGATGATTATCTAGCTATAATGGACTATGTAAGATTTACTGCGGCCTCTGTTTCTTTGATGGAAACAAATCCTAGATACAGAGAAATGTTAGAAGAACAAGCAGACATACATCTTCCACGAGAAAAAGTTAGAAAGTCGTTGAAAAGTGTTGAAACCAATGATAATGTTATAAAAGTTGATTTTAAAAAGAGGGATTAACTTGTTAAGGCATTTGGAGTACATGAAGATGAGAGCAAAACAAGCAGAAGAACAGTCTGATAGTATAGAGATACAAGATATGGTAAACAGTCCACCACACTATAACAAGAGTGGTATAGAGTGCATTGAGGCTATCAAGGCTATGACTGATGAGGGTTTTCAATTTTACTTACAAGGAAACATTATGAAATATCTTTGGAGATACAGATATAAAAACGGTGTAGAAGACCTAAAAAAAGCAAAGTGGTATCTCAGTGAGCTTATAGACAACGTTGAGGAAGATGATACAACTTAAACTTTTATGCACTATTATTGTAGATGAAGAAGAATACCCAATACCTGCTGATGGCAGAGTAGAAATAGAAGTAGAAGACTACTTGCAAGATGTGTTTCACGACATGGAAGGTTTGAAAGTAAAGAGTTTGAAAGTTATTAGGAGTGACAGATGAATAATTATTTACCCACAGATTATCAAAATTTTATTGCATTATCTCGTTATGCAAGATGGAAAGATGATGAGCAGAGAAGAGAGACATGGTTGGAAACTGTGGATAGATACTCTGATTATATGGAAAATCACCTTAATAAAAAGCATGGCTATAATTTAACCAAGGCTCTGAAAGAAAAACTAAACAATGCTATTGTATCGTTAGGTGTCATGCCTAGCATGAGAGCATTAATGACTGCTGGTGTAGCTTTAGACAGATGTCATGTTGCAGGATATAACTGTAGCTACATACCTGTTGATAGTCCTCGTAGCTTTGATGAATGTATGTACATACTTATGTGTGGAACTGGAGTAGGCTTTTCTGTTGAAAGAGAGAATGTAGACAAACTACCTATAGTCAATGAACACTTTGAACATAGCACTACAATTATAACTGTTGCAGATAGCAGACCAGGATGGGCAAAGGCTTTGCGAGAGATGATCGCTATGTTGTACGTAGGACAGATACCTAAATGGGATGTCTCACAAGTTAGACCAGCAGGTGCTAGATTAAAAACATTTGGTGGTAGAGCATCAGGTCCTGCTCCACTAGAAGATCTATTTAAGTTTTGTATTGAGAAGTTCAAGGCCGCAAAAGGTAGAAGACTCTATCCTATAGAGTGCCATGATATCATGTGTAAGATAGGAGAAGTTGTGGTCGTTGGTGGTGTAAGACGTTCTGCACTTATATCTCTGTCTAACTTAGGCGATGATCAAATGCGTCATGCTAAGTCAGGTCAATGGTGGGAGAACGAAGGACAGAGAGCACTAGCTAATAACTCTGTAGCTTTCAAAGGCAAACCTGAGATGGGTACATTCATGAGAGAGTGGACTGCTCTGTATGAATCTAAGTCAGGAGAGCGTGGTATTTTTAATCGTCAATCTGCTAAAGTAAAAGCAAGTGAGAATGGCAGAAGAGATGACAACTACTACTTTGGTTGTAATCCTTGCAGTGAGATCATACTTAGACCATATCAGTTCTGTAATCTTACTGAAGTTGTTGCACGTGAAACAGATGACCTACAATCTCTAAAAGATAAAGTTAGAATGGCTACAATATTAGGCACATTCCAATCTACACTTACAGACTTTAAATACTTACGTAAAGTATGGAAAGACAACACTGAAGAAGAAAGACTACTAGGTGTATCTTTAACAGGTATACTTGACTGCCCTGTTTTATCGCCTGACAACAGTAACCTAGAGTCTAACTTAGAAATGCTAAGAGCAGTTGCAGTAGAGACTAACAAAAAGATAGCCAAAGACTTAGGTATCCCACAGTCAACTGCTATCACTTGTGTTAAGCCTAGTGGTACAGTGTCTCAGCTAGTTGATAGTGCGAGTGGCATACACGCAAGGCATAACCCTTTTTACATTAGAACTGTACGTGGTGATAACAAAGACCCACTTACTCAGTTTATGAAAGAGGCAGGCATACCTACAGAGCCTGATGTCATGAAGCCTAATAGTGTATCTGTATTTAGTTTTCCGATGAAGTCACCGACTAATGCTATTACTAGAACTCAAATGACTGCTATAGAGCAACTAGACTATTGGCTATTGTTTCAAAGACATTGGTGTGAGCATAAACCTTCTGTTACTATCTCTGTTAAGGAACACGAATGGATGGATGTAGGAGCTTGGGTATATAGAAACTTTGACGAGGTGTCTGGTATATCTTTCTTACCTTTTAGTGATCACACTTACGCACAAGCACCCTATCAAGATATTGATGAAAAAGAATACATAGAGTTGACAAAGAAAATGCCATCTGCTATAGATTGGAGTAAGCTTCAAGACTTTGAAAAAGAAGATACAACTACAGGAACTAAAGACTTAGCTTGTGTTGCAGGTTCTTGTGAAATTGTAGATATTGAAGGGAGATAGATATGAGAGAGATGTTATTATCAGCTTTAAAATCCTATTACGTAGGACATATAAATAAACATATTGCTAATGTTGAGATATACTTGAGTAGGTCTACTGGTATTGGAGAGCATTCTGATATCATAGAAGCTATGGATAAAGAGATAGAACACATTGATAAATATGATGCGAGATTATCAATGATACTAAAGTACCTTGAGAGAAAGCCAAATGTCCAAGAAGAAGAAAAGAAATCCAAATCTAAGTAAGTATGATGCACCTCTACGTATACAGTTTGATAGAGGTGTCAATGCTTTCAAAGGTAAGCAGTATATAAAAAATGTGAAAGGACACAAAGTCATAGCGACAGAAAGTCCATATCATTTAAACTCTATGCAATACAGAGAATGGCAAAGAGGTTTTAACCATGCTTACTTTAAGCATTTGGAGAAAGTAAAAAAGGATGAAGCTGGAAGAGGAAGCTAGGAAGTATATGGAAAAGCACAATAGAACTTTTCCTAAACGACTAGAAGAAATTATAGAGAACTTGAAGCGAATAGAAACAATCGCTGAAGTTACACTAAAAAAGTTAAAGGAGTTAAATAATGCAAAAAATAACTCCAACACATGACCTGTCTTGGTATCTTAAATGGACAGGTTCAATGTTCATCATGTCAGGGATAGTATGTAGAGCAGTAGGAGTTTTCCCCTTGTTTGACCTCTGCTCTTCATTCATAGGTACTGGGTTGTTATCAGCTATGGCTTATCTCTGGCATGATAGAGCATTACTGATGGTTAATGGGGTAGCTTGTGCCGCATTAGCTATGGGTATTCTTAGACATATATCTACTTAATTATCTTTACCTATATTCTTTGGCAGTGGTTGCTGATTCTTGTATGTCTTTGACATATGTTCAGGTAAGTATTCCCAATAAGGTGTTTCTCTTCTTCTCTCAAAATAATTTAGTTTAGCTTTTTTGAATAGTTCAACTCCATGGGAGTCTAAAACTAATGCTTTACCATAAGCACTTGCTGCCTTTTTTACATCAGAAATCATTTTCTTTTTTTCATATGGTAAAGCTTTTTTATAAGCCTCTGTTTGTATTAACTCTAATCCGTATTGATGAAACTGAGCACCAGTATATCCCTCTAACATAGCATATTGTTCTAAACTTAATTCAACTCTAGTGCCATCAAATCCTTGAACAGACATTTTTCTAGAGGGTCTGCTATGAGCATACTCCATTTTAACTAATTCTTTTGCAAATGGATCATCTTTTATAGAGTATTCTCTAGTTATACTTCCTACAACCTCCAAGATATCGCTAACTAATCCTCTATCTTCATACTGTTCTAAGTACATTAATCTACCAAACATATCATGCCTAATAGGTAAATCACGTCTTAGAAAAGGTATGGCATCTTTTATGACATCCAAGGCAGTATAAGTGTCTCTGATAAAAGGATCACTAGTTCTACCATATGACCTAAGAACGTTAGGTGTCACTGCACGAGCAGCTTGTTGCGAAAATTTATCTAGTGCATATTCATATGTGTTAGTTCCACCTTCTGCAGCTTTAGCAAATTGCTCTATGTCTTTTGATAGTTGAGCTATACCTGTTAACATTGCTTTATCAGCTATATTTGCCCAAGCAGAGGCTATGGTCATAGATACTCCAGTTGATAAATATTTTTCTAAATCAGCATATTTATCTGTGTCTTTTATAGCACCCATACGTCTATATATCTCATATATATCTGCACCAAATCCTATTGGTGTGGCAAAAGGGTCAAAACGATTAAAGCTATATGTTTTATCTCCTATTCTTATGGCTTTGTCTTGAAAGCCTAGACCTTGAGTTTTTACCATGTCTTGCTTATAGCCATCAGTTGTTCCTGTTATAACACCTTGAGACGCTAATATAGTTCCTCCTGCTATGACACCACTACCTGCAAGTATTCTGCCTATAGCTTCATCAGCTTCTGCACCACCTTTTGCTATGGCTCTAAGTATTGCAGGATTACCTAGAGCAAAGAATGAGTTAGTTAAAGAATATCCTGCCAAGTTTAGTGGTGTTCTTACGAAAGGTAAATATGTAGCAGTTATATTACCTAACACAGGAACTCTTTTTATCTTAGCCACACTAGAAGCTATTTTGTTATCTTTTGTAAAAGTTATTCTTGCGGCATCTTCAAGAGCTGCTTTTTCTAGTTGTGCTGGAGTTTTATTTATTATTTTACTTACAAATTCTCCGTGTGCTCTTGTTCCTGGAGTTAATCCTTTTTGAGCTGCACCCCTATATGCTTGTTGATATACAAACGCTGACTTACCCATTGTTTTAAACAAAGCATCAGTAGCCAACAATATCTTTCCAGGAAATCTAACAACACCTCCAACTATTCTTCTACCTATCCCAGCACCCTCTTGAGCACCAACTCCGACTATCTCTTCATACTCACTTCTACTCATTCTTTTTAGTTCAGGTGGTAGATCACCATCTCTTAATACTCTTAAAAAGTTTTTACTTGCTTCAAGCATAGAATGTGCAGTTCCCATAGTTCTACCAGCAACTTCACTAAAATAAACTCTGTCTTTTGGAGCTTTGAGAAAAGGAGAGCGAATAGCACCGACTAATGCTGCAGTAGGTGTTGCTACAAGTGTTTCATACAGTTGTGTAAATGCGTTACCAACAGTGTTAACTAAATATGTGCTTGGAGAGGATAGATAGTTAAAATATATAAACTGATTTAGTTTGTCTGTTTTGGTATCTGTAAACTTATCTTTCATGAGTTTACCTAGAGCTTCATCTGTATTGGTTGCTAAGTCTTGAGCAGCCTTACTTATTTTTCCTATATCACCACCTAACACAGCGGCAGTTAGTTCACTAATCTGTTTGTTTCTAATACTACTATTATTACCTACAGGTATGTTAAATGCGTTTAATGTCCTACCTGCATTCGCTTTTAAACCTAATAATTTTTCTTGTATGGCTCTATGCCTTAGTACAGCTTTAGCCAACTGTCCTTGTGCTTGTGCTCCACCTTTGCCTGATGCTATTAGTTTTGCTATAGATTGAACTTTGTCTGCAGAACCAATAAATAACATTCTTGCTGCTGTTACGTACTCTGGTGTAGTACCTATACCTGCTTGTTTAAAAAAACTTTCAAAATTATCTTCACCTAGACCTAACTTTTTTGCTCTCTCTATAGTCTTTGGTTGTGGTGCTCTTGTTCCTGTTGCTTTTGCTAGTCTTTTCTTTTCTTCATTAGACTTAAATATGGTATTGATCATATCCTCTACACCGTCATTTACAGTTTCAAATAATTCTTTGCCTTCTTTATTTTTAAATTTTATTTTTAAATTAGCAGTAGCTATATTCATTTCATCAAACAGAGGATTGGGTAACAATGCTTTAGCGTTTCCAGTATTCTCTAATAAGTCTACAGTCTCATCTGATGCTTTCTTGGCATTTATAGCCTTTTCAGCAGAATCAACTGTCTCTTTACTAAGTGCTTTTCTAACAGGGTCTTTTGATCCTTTAAATAACAGTTTAGCCGCTCTTACACCTATCTCTATAGGAAAAGCTACCACAGCATCTTCTATAGCCATCTTTAATCTAGACTGTGCTTCTGTATCTTTAGGGTTTGACTTCAATGCATCTATAGCATCATTTACACCAGGAACTTCAGTTAGTTCAGGTATCTGTGCTAATATATCAGAGAGTCTTCCCTCATCTCCTGCAGATACAAGCTGTGATCCAACAACTGAATCAGCAACGTTAACAGCAAACTTAGCACCTTTTGATTTTGGGTCTTTTATCTTTAAGCCTTTGGTACGTATGCCTCTAGCTAAAAATGTACCTGCAATAAAACGTGTTAGGTCACGACCAATTTGACCTGCTATGGTTTCATTTTTGTCTACTTCGGGGAGAATAAAAGGATTATCAGAAGTTTCTATTTCTACTTCTTCGTCTGTCATCCTTTTTATGGTAGGAACTCCATCACTAAAGTTAACATCATAAGGTACTTTTTTAGTGAAGTAGTCTGTTATTGTATCTTCTAAATTAAGAACACCTTGAGCGGCATCTCTAATACCACCAAAGAATGCTTTTGCTGTTTCACCTACAACCGTTGGCTCTTCTTCTTCTTTTTGTTCGTAGTAAGCTATAGATTCATTTAGTTTTATATTATCATTCATCTTGTCAATAGGGTTACGATCAGATGAATATTTATCTATCTGTAAACTTTCACGAAGCTCATCTTTTAAGGTTCTAGTAGTATTTTCTTTTAGTTCTTGCTTGAGGCTACTCATTTTTACCTCATTTAATCATCTAAAATATCTATTATAGCATCTGTGTAATTGTTGCCCATAATGGATCTCATACTATTTAATTTTTTCTTTAGCTCTTCTTTAGCGTCTTGATCTCCATCAACTTCTGCTTTTTTATATAAATTTTTTAATTCTTGCATATTCTGAGGCAAGGAAGCACCACCTGATTTAGCATCTCCACTAGGAAAACCAAAACCTAAAATATTTTCAAATTTTCCACCTGCTTTAATATTTATTATTATTTTATCTTTTTCAATCTGAGGTATATCAAGACGATCTATAGCGGCTAAAACTCTTTTGTCTATTGTGTCAGAGGATGTTGTTGTTAAACTTTTTCCTGCCTTAGTCAAACCACCTGGCATTATGGACACATCATCTCTAGCAGTTGTTGTATCTTCTGTACCACCAACTCTTGTTGTAATACCTTTTTGTATTCTTGAGCTTATATCTGTTCCTAGTCCTAATGCAGATAATAAACTTCCTTGTGGTTGTTCTACTTTTAGATTGCCTGCATCAAACTTAGGTGTCTTCACTAGTTTGTCTAGTATATCATTGACAGTTAGACCCTTTTCTTCTGCAAACTTTGTAGTGCCATCCCATAAATCATTAGGGTCTGCACCTGAATATTTGTTAGTTAACTTGATTATGTTAGCTGTTTGACCTGCTCTAATTATAGATGCAGCTTTAGGTAAACTAAACTTTAATGCTTTTAACATATCTAGTTCATCTCTAATAGTTTTCTTTTCTTTCTTTATTTCTTCTTCGTTTTCTAGATATTTATTTAAACCTATCTTTACAGTATCGTCAACTAGTTGATTAGTTCTTTCAACATCTTTATCAATAGCTTTGCCTACTTCAGTTGCAAATCCCTCTACAAAACCTCCCCAAAAACTCATGATGTTCTCCTAGACATTAAACCCATAGGCTCTTCTTCAGCCTCTACAGTTTCTTCTTCCATCATTTCTTCTTCGTTCTCGTCTAGACTTTGCTCTAACTCTTCTAGCACGGAAGCTATGTTAGCATCTTTAGTTTCTTCTTTTATGTCTTCTTCCATACCAGTATTGTACTTAACACCTGCCTTGTCTCCCACAAGCATCATCATTTCCATGAGCACGGGTATAACCATCATACCAGTATCAATGGTGTGTCTACCTTCCATGACACCTGCAAGTTGTATTGTATTAGCTAATGTTGTTATTGGCACACCTGACTCAAGCACTCCTACAAGCTGTTGTATAAAAGATGGGTCTTGCATTCTAGTTAAATAGTCTTGCATAACCTCATCAACAGTTACAAGTTTAGGTGGTGTTTGCCAAGGTCTAGCTCCTACTTCATGAGTAAGTGCCATTCCCGGTGTTGGTGCGTCAAATCTAGGCTGTTCCTGTTCCATTTCTCTCATCTTCTATCTTCATTAATACTTCAGCTATCTTGGCATTCTGATCTATGCCTTGAGGCTCTTTATTGTTTTTCATAGCGAGTGTTTTTCTTATCATTAAACCATCGCCTTCCATTTGATTAGAGCCATTATTTCTCATACGAGAAACTAATAATTTCATATTTTTATATATTCTTCCCGATGGATTTGTTTCCATATTAACCTCCAAATGCACTTGATATAGCAGCTGCTCCAAGTTTACCTATTAGACCTCCAACTGCACTACCTCTTTCAGATGAGGCTGCTCTCTTCGCGGCTTCTTTCTGTGCATCTGCACTAATGTTGGCAACAGTCATGTCTCTTATTCTATCAAACTCACTCTCAGAACTCTTCCATGCCCACTCCATAGTGTCTGCATAGAACTGCCATAAGTTATTATACTGTTCGTTAGATACATCTAATACAGCTTTGGCATTAAGTTCATTGGCACGATTGACTATAGCAGTGTCTGCTGTAGCTAGTTCTCTTCGCCATACTGCATTGTTTTGTGCTATAGCTAACTGATTAGTAGCATTGAATTGATCACGCTGATTAGCAATCTCACTGTTAAATCTTTGTAGTGTGTTTAGCTCTCCTGCATTGAACTGTGCTTGTGCGTTTGCTTGAGATGCATTCGCTTGTCCTACTGTAGCTGCAAGGTTAGCAAAAAACTGTTCCACTTGATTCTGTGATGTTGCGTTAAACTGTCTAGCGGCATTCTCAGCAGCTTGATCTGTAAAGAGTGACTGTATTCTTTGCTGTGCATTGAACACATCCATCTGCTGTCTATTAGTTAAATTAGTCATATCCATTTGCAGAAAAGACTGTGCATTCTGCACTGCTGCTTGTTGTCTGTTTGTTAAGTTAGCTGTGTCTAGATTTGCTAGTGCAGATGCTTGAGCAACAACTAAAGCTTGTCTATTAGATAGGTTGTTTAGATTTACAGTGTTTGATAGTCTACTGTTTTCTAAAAGCACTTGCTGTTCAGATGTAAAGTTCTGATTAGCTATATCACTTATCTTTGCGGCATTCTGCACTCTTGCTTGGAAAGCTTGATCAAACTCTATGCCTATAAACTGTGCTCTCTGTTGAGCTGCTAACATAGCTCTCTGTTGTCTGTTGGATAAGTTTTGTGTCTCAAACTGTGCTTGTACACTTGCGTCTGCTTGTGCTATTGGAAGTGCTGACTCCATAGCAGCTTGTATAAGAGCTTGACCTGCAATACTAGATGCACCCAAACCTCTTTGTTGCATAACTGCGTTTACACCTCTGATAGCTCCTGCCGCCCATGCAGGTGGATTAGTGGCATCAAAATTAGAAGTTAATGTGGCAAGTTGTCCTGCTACGGTTGCTTTATCACTAGGAGTGGCAGTAGCTGCTTGTACTTGCTCAGTAAACTTTTTAGCAGTCTCTGCATTAGCTACCTCATTTATAAGCTCTCCTTCACGTACTTGTCTTTGTACAGGATTCTCTATAAGTATAGCGTTACCTTGAGCTGCTTGTAGATTACCCACGCTTGAAGCAGTTTCTTGTGCGGCCACAACTTGTGCCTTGTTGCTTATGTCACCTTGAGCTGCTTGATTAGCTGAAATTGCATCACCTACTGCAGGAGCAACTTTTTCTACTTGTAGTGCCTCTGCTTGTGTTTTTTCGGGTGTAAGTGTTTGTGTGGTAGTTGCTTGAAAAGTTTGTGCTTGAGTAGGCTGTTGTAACTGACCTTCTCTTGGATCAATAAACTGCCCTGGCTGTTGTAAAGTCAACTGTGGCTGTGTAACAGCACCTACTGGTATAGCACCTGTTTGTGCTAATGTTGCAGACACTTGTCCTATGTCTTGAGGTTCACCACCAGTCTGCCCATATGCAGGTATCTGACCTTGTGCTTCTCCTAGTGTAGGTACGTAAGACTGTGTTAGTGGATTGAATTGTTGTTGTCCTACTTGCTCTCTAGGTGTAGGTATGCCCGGAGGAATAGATGGGAATCCTTGACCCGGTAGTCCACCAGTCTGCATCTTAACAACACCACCACGAGCCATCTGCTTTGCAGCCTCTTCGTAGACAATCATCTGTCTTTTCTTTTCAGGGTTCTGCTCAAGATAGTTATCAAAGTTTTCCATAGAACCTGTGTACCCAAGTCTACCTGCTATCTTCTGTAATCCTTGTGGCTTAAAGCCTTTGAACATTGCCATTATTTAGTTCCCATCAATATCTTGTCTAACTTATCTTCTAATCTTCTGATTGCATCCATCAACTCGTGCATGTCATCCTTAACGTCATCCTTACGTGCATACTCTTCTCGTGTCTTGTTAAGGAGTATCTGTATACGCTTGACCTCTT